AAAGAAGCCTTTATGCTCCGTATGGGGTTTGACCCTGAATTTAAAATGATAAAAGGGGAAACACTATCGGCAAAGGTAGAGCGCATAGACTAATAACATTTAATAACTTTTGATATGAAACCCCGTAAGAAAATAGATAACGAAAAATACACCGATGAGGAACTAAAACAAGCATTAATACAAGCCAACGGACAACCTACTAAGGCAGCCGAAATACTTGGCGTTACTTATTCATCTGTATATAGTCGCACTCGCAAAAAACCTGAACTATTGGAAGTCCAAAAAGCATATCGAGCACGTGTGTTTAACGAAGTTGCTAATACAATGACCCTTATTGCTATGGCAGGAATTATTAAAGAGCCTCTCACCGATGAAGACGGCACTGTAATACAAGGAAAATTCCGTGAAGTGACTGTTGATTACAAAACACGTATGCAAGCAATGCAAAGTATAATGAGCACTTTCCGAGTAGAAGATGGTATAACCGACAAGCTCGACCTCACCACCGCTGGCAACCCACTATCATCAAACATCAATATCGAGATAATCGACAAACGCGAACAAGTACGCACCGACGATGACGATACAAACAACTAACATATATGCACAAGTTGATAAAGCTATTAAGAAGGGTTTTTCAACAGTTTCAGCACAAGGCTCCAGCCGTAGCTCGAAAACCTACAATATCCTTATTTGGCTTATCGTCTATTGCTTATCGCACCCTAAGACACGCCTTTCTATCGTCCGTGCCACACTACCAGCACTCAAAGGCTCGGTGTTTATCGACTTTAAGGAAATACTATACAAGCTAAACGTATTCGATGAATCCTGCCTCAATAAGTCCGAAATGATATACACCTTTCCTAACGGCTCGTGGGTAGAGTTTTTTTCCACCGATAGCGAACAAAAGTTAAGGGGTCGTAAGCGCGATATATTGTACGTCAATGAAGCCAACGAACTCAAGTTTATAGAGTTCCAACAGCTAAAAATGCGTACTACCCAATTCACTATTGTCGATTATAACCCCTCTTTCTCTGATGACCATTGGCTTTGCGAACTCAATAAAGACCCTCGTACCTATCACTTTATATCCACCTATAAGGATAACCCTTTTTTGGAACAAACAATTATTGATGAAATTGAGAGCTTACAGCACAAGAACAAATCACTTTGGCAGGTATACGGATTAGGACAACAAGCGATGATAGAGGGGCTTATCTTTGAAAAGGTTACCCTTATCGATGAAATCCCTATTTGGTCAAAGAAACGTTACTTAGGTCTTGACTTTGGATTTACTCACGACCCTACCGCTATTGTTGAAGTCGCTTTTTTGGATAACAAGGTATATATTGATGAAATATGCTACCAAACGCAAATGCTCACCACTGACATTATCAAAGCCCTTCGACCTTATCGCAACTACAAAATCATTTCCGAAAGTGCCGACCCTCGATTAGTGAAAGAAATAAAAAATGCTGATTATAGTATTGTGGCGGTAACCAAAGGACAAGATTCGGTAATGGAAGGGCTTACCAAAATGTTAGAGTACGAAATATGTATCACCCGTCGAAGCGAAAACATCATCAAAGAGTTTAAGAATTACACCTATGCACAAAGCAAAGACGGAGCATTCCTCAATGTACCCATTGATGCTTTTAATCACGCTATAGATGCCACCCGTTACGTATTCTTAGAAGAAATATTAGGGCGCAACCGCAACTCTAAAGACTTAACTGGTATATTTTACTAATGAAAATCAATAATACTGACATACAAACCCTAAATGCTAAACTTGTAGAAGGTTCAATCGCAAGCCTCCTCTCATACCCCACACTCAAAGTGCCCACTAAAAACGATTGGGCAGAGAAAAACGGTACAGAGTATGACCTTGCCAGTCCCCAATTGTCGGCAAAGGAGCTCACTCTACAACTATTACTTCCTGAAAGTAAATACAGCCAGTTAGCAACGCTCCTTACTGCTAATGCGTATGCCGATTATACCTTTAAGCAGTTACAGCGTACCTACAAACTCCGCCTTGTAGGGCTCAACAAAGTACAAACTAATGGTAATTATATAGTAGCCGACATTCGCCTTTCAGACGATAGTCCGTTACAGAATTACACCTACCAAGCCCCAACCCTAACCGCTCACAATGTAGAAACCTATATTGACGGAAAAAATCTAACTCAATACGGTGTAACCCTATTAGAAGGCACTCAGCAGGAAATCATAACAGCAGGTAATGCCAAAACGTATTTCACCGCACAAAACAGCACAATGAGCGGACTTGTTTCAGTGAATGCTCCCGTTACTATTCAGGAGCGAATAGCTACTCTCAAAAGCTTTATGTACCTACCTATTACTGACTTTCTCAAAGGGTATTACGCCCTACTTTATGATTTAGTACGACCCAATGCCCGAACCCTAAAATACGACAACAAGGAATATCCTTGTATCTATAAAGACGGCAAAATAACCGAACTATACATTGATACACCGCTAATATGGTGCAAATTCGACTTACAACTAACAATTGTCTAACAACTAACAGCTAAATAATATGCAAATCAATTTCAACGCCACCCATATAGACATTCTCCCCACTGATGAGAGCTATCGTTACCGCTCTATAATGGGCGAGCATACGCTTACCTTATATTTTTCGTTATCCACCTATACAGAAATTCCTACTGGTGCGTGGTGCGAGTTTGCTAATGAGCGTTATACCCTTAACCAGCCTGCTAAAATCGTAAAACATAACACACGAAACTTTGAGTATACCCTCACGATGGACAGCGAGGGCGCAAACCTCAAAAACTACAAATTTCGCAACCCCAACGATAAAACCCTAAAATTCCCTTTCACCGCATCACCTCGCTATCACGTGCAAATCCTTGTCGATTGCCTCAATATGATAGATAGTGGGTGGCAAGTAGGTAATTGTATAGAATCCTCTGAAAAACTCGTTTCTTACAACCATAACAACTGCCTCGAAGCATTGGAAATGATAGCCAAAGCCTTTGAAACCGAATACGAAATCATAGGCAAAACCATTCATTTGCATAAGGTAGAGTATTTTAAAAACAATCCCTTACCCCTCCAATACGGCAAAGGCAAAGGCTTCAAAACGGGTGTAAGTCGCACTACCGAACAAAGCCGTATCACTCGCCTCTATGTACAAGGAGGCGACCGTAATATCGACCGCTCCAAGTACGGCAATAAAGAATTATTACTACCTAAATCACAAGAATACACATACGAGGGCGTAACCTTCATTTCAGACGACAAAGGGCTATCAATAGCAATCAAGAACGCCCAAAATAACGGATTTGTAAATGAGCAAAGCCTCGACCTCTCACACATATACCCCAAACGCAAAGGCACTATATCGGGTTTCTTTGCAGTAGATATAGATAAACACTTCTACGATATATTCGACGATTCCATACCACAAGCCCTCGATTTCAATGCAATGCAAATCAAAGGCGAAAAAATGCTTATCTATTTTGAAAGCGGTATGTTATCAGGTAGAGAGTTTGAAGTATCACATTACGACCACGCTGAAAAACGTTTCCAACTTGTACCCAAAGAAGAAGACGGTGTTACTATGCCCAACGATATATTCCGCCCCAATATAGGCGACGAATATTCTGTATACAATATGCAAATGCCTAACGTCTACATCAGCGACAATGCCACCAAATCAGGCGCAAGCTGGGAAATGATGAAAGAAGCCTGCAAATACCTATACGAAAATCGCACCGACCTCTTCACCTTTACTGGTGATTTAGATGGTATATACGCCAAAAAACACTGGGCAAACATAGGCGGGCGACTCAAAATGGGCGCATATATCAATTTTTCCGATACCGAGTTCCAACGTACCCCCGTGCCCATTCGTATCATCGGGCTAAAAGAATATGTAAATAACCCCTATAGCTCACAAATAGAACTATCCAACAAAGTACAAGGACACTCCTTTGCCTCCGAAATGCGCAAACTACAAAATCAAGAAGTATATTTTGGAGAACTCAACAAGCGCACACAATCACTCACCAAACGTAGTTGGCGTGATGCTCAAGAAACTATCAAACAGATAGAAACAGCCTTTCCTGAATATACTAAGAGCATCGTCCCTGCCACCGTACAAACAATGATGGCACTTATAGGCAACAAGTCCACCCAGTTCGATTTTGTAGTCTCAAAAACAAACTCTATAAAAGCCCCTCACACACTCTATTTCGATAAAAACACCAAGCAAATCAATGCAGGTAGTGGGTGGCTCAAGCATTTTACGCTCGGCACTACCGATATAAACCCTAATCGTAATGCTAACAGCTATAAATATTGGAACATTCCTGCTTTCGTATCAGGGCGTTTAGACGATAAGGCTAAAACCTACTACCTATATATCAAAGCAAGTAAAAACGATGAAACCGCTGAATTTATTCTATCAGAAAACAAGATAGATATAGAACAAGAAGCAGGCTTCTATCATTTCCTATATGCCTCCATCAATTCAGAATACGAAGGTGAGAGAGGTATAGCTAAACTCAATGGATTTACTGAAATCACAGGCGGACAAATCAAAACCGATAAGATAACATCTGGAAATGGAGAGCAGTATATACACCTCTTTGATGACCATATAGAAATCAAAGCAAATCTTAAAATAACAGAAGGCAACAAAACCGAGATAAAACAACTTGTAAGCCCTGATTTGCTTTCATTGGAAAACAGACTCAAACAATACACCAACGAACAAACAAGCAATATCGAAGTAGGCGGTCGCAACCTATTAAGAGAGACAGCTAATTTTGTTCTGAAAAATGAACCTTATTACTTACAAGGTAACTATGCAGGAGGCCTCGTTTTAAGTTCCGAAACTTTTAGAGGAAATAAGTCATATTTACTTAAATGGAGTTGGCAAGGGTTTCAATGTAGGTCTAATTTTGAAAAACGCCCTACCATCATTTCATTTTGGGCAAAAACAACAAAAGATAATATAACTTTCCAATCTATAACAGATAGTGAAAATGTAACTTATCCTGATAGTAATAGAATAATATCTGATGGACAGTGGCACAGATACACAATATTTGGAAAGAATGGAATAAAACTGTATAACGATGGGAATCAAGGTTTTGTTGAATTTATAAAAAATGGTAATGAATTTGTTCAAGAATTATATGTATCATCATTTAAAATTGAATACGGCAACAAACCCACCGACTGGACTCCTGCGCCTGAAGATGTAGAAAACCAAATATCAACAGCTAAAACTGCTACCGAAGCATACGCACGAGCACAAGCAGAACTCACCAAAGCACAAGCTATAGCTACAGCAGACGGCAAAATCACAGAAGCAGAACAAAGACAAATACAACAGCTTCAATTGAAACTTCAAGAGGCTAAAAACTTTGCACAGCAAAAAGTGAATGAGTTAAATATTGGGGGACGTAACCTTGTATTAAATTCTAAGAGCAAACGCACTATGAATGGTTATACAGGTATTTTCTACTTGCTTAATGAGCCAACTAAGAGTAATGAACAATATATGTTTTCTTGTATTGGGGATATAAAAGGAATTACACATATTTACTTTTCAGATGAATTAGGAGGTGTGCCAAGACAATATATAAACACAAATTTACAAAGCGGAAAGTTTACTAATTTAATAGTACCTAATAAAGAATGGAGAGGTATTACTATTTATCACGAAGTTGCAGGCGTTATACCCGTTCCTACTTCATCTGTTGAACTCGTAAAACTCGAACGTGGCAACAAACCCACCGACTGGACTCCTGCTCCCGAAGATGTATGGGATACAATGGTAGATTTAGGTATCATTGATAAAAATGCAATGAACCTGACAGAAGCCGAAAAAGCAAATGTTAAATTTATCAATGGTATGTTTAGCAAAGGTGCTGATTATACCAATGGTACAGAAGTAGTAAAAAATACAATCACTACTGGAGCTTTAACTGTTGGTAATACATTAGGAGGTAACGCAGGTATTAATGGTGCTGGACTTGATGGCAAATCTATTCGTTTCTTTGCTGGTGCTAACTATAGAGACAAAGAAAGTGCCCCTTTTAGAGTTCAAGATGATGGGAGTATATATGCTTCAAAAGGTCAAATAGGTAGATTCAAAATAGAAAGTGCTGAAAATACATCTCTTATAGCTAACGGATTACAAATAAAATCACAAGGTATCATAAACGCTTACGGAAAAGGAATTGACCGTAATACATCAGTTATAATAAATGACCCCAGTCAATTAAATGAACCGGTAGGAAATCGACCCGTTATTAATGTATTTTCAAGTGGATTTAATAATTTATCTCATTCATCAATGGAAATTATTAGTAGAGGCGGTAGATATAATAAGGCTCTTATATTAGATGCAAGCATAACGAGCTCTTCATCATATAATGCAATAGCATTAGATGTTGTTTCAGGATATATAAAAACATCTGAAAAAACAGCCTTTATTATGAAAGGAAAAGCTATGTTTGAAGAAACATACATAGGAGCTTCTTATAGTGACATCATAACATCAAGCATAGGTTTTTGTCATACTTATGTATTCAATAGTGTTTCAAGTGATAATGTTTTTCTTTCTAATCGTTGGGAAATTGAAAGTTTAATAGGAAAAAGTAATATAACATTTGAACTGCAAATTATGGCTACTTTTAATATTTCAAGAAACATTATAATAAGAGGTAGAACTGGAGGAAGATTACTTGATAATAGTGGCAATCCGTATAGCGGAGCAGATGGAGTTTTATCATTAGGAAGGGGAAATACACTAATACTTCGTTATGTAGATGGACATTATTACATAATGAGCCATAGAGAATAAATAACAACTTAATATAACAAACATTATGCAAATCATTCAAAAAACAACCCGAATTACTGCACAAGAAATTGTGCAAGGAGTTACAATAATGTACTCTTACGAAACAGAAAATGACAACAACCCTATAGCTGTCGCTTTCTCAGTAACTCGTGAACAGTCATCTAACTACCCAATAATTCAGGGTACAGTTACTGCTAACGATTTTAATGTTCAAAACTCCAATTTTCAAGGAACAGACATTGAACTCTACAAGCACATTCACGAGGCTTGTGTTGCCATTATTAATGGTACAGAAAAACAAAAGTAATTATTAACACAAGGTAAAAGGTAGGCAATCACAATCTTACCTTTTACCTTTTATATCTTACCTAAAAATGACCTTACAAGAACTACTTGCACTACCCGAAGCCGCGCGTATTGCCGAGCTCAAAAAATATCCAGCAGAACGTCCTGAAACCCAATTACTCCTAAAAGATTGGGACTATACTAAGCACGATATTTTCGACCCTGAATTGCGCCCAAAACGAAAGGTGCTTACCCAAGAAGCAACCTATAATAAGGACGGCACAATTCATACCCCAGCAAAATTCAAAGATGAAGAAGTCAATCGCCTCGCTCTACCCTTAGAACAGGATATTGTCAATATTCACACCGCATTCACGGTAGGTACACCTCCTAAAATCACGGCAAACACCGATAAAACAGAGCAAGAAGAATTATTTAAACTTCTAACTGACCTACACAAGCGCAACAAGCTACAATACGATAACAAGCGTATAGTTCGCTCTTGGTTCTCTGAATGCGAAGTAGCTGAATATTGGTACGTAAAACCCTCAAAGGAAGATGACTCTAATCCTACTTATCGTCTTAAGTCTATGATATGGTCGCCTTTTCGTGGTGATACCCTATACCCATATTACGATGAGTACGGCAACCTTATAGCATTCTCCCGTGAGTACAACAAAACGGATAGCAAAGGCATACAAACCTCACGCCTAATGGTCATTGATAACCAAAATGTAACAATTTACAGCAACGGCGTACAAGTAGAGAAATATCAACACGGATTTTCCAAAATACCTGTTATCTATATGAAGCGTGAACGACCATTGTGCGATAAAATACGCACACTCCGTAATCGACTTGAGTTGCTCTTATCCAATTTTGCCGATTGTCTTGACTACAATTTCTACCCCAAATTAGTAGCTTCAGGAGATGTGAAAGGCACTCGTAATAAAGGAACGGGAAGCGAGATAATTCAACTTGAAAACGATGCACAAGTGTCCTACCTAACTTGGCAACAGTCCCCTGATATGGCAAAATTAGAGTTTGATAACCTCACCTCCCGCTGTTATGCCCTAACTAACACCCCACAAATTACGTTTGAGGCTTTGCAAGGTATCGGCAACGCCCTCAGCGGTAAGGCGTTTAAGTTTATGTTTATGGGGACGCATATGGCAGTGAGCAATCACGCTGAGACTGTAGAAGAATTCTTGCAACGCCGTATCAACTTCCTATTGTCTGCAATAGTAAGCCTCATCCCTAAATACGCCAGCATTGCCAAACAAACACAAGTCAGTATAGAGATTGTACCTTATATGATTGACAGCTTAACCGAAAAGATAGCCGACGCTGTTAGTGCTGTTCAAGGAGGGGTTGCTTCACTTAAAGAAGGTGTTATTTTGGCAGGTATCACTGACCGCGTAGATGAAGAACTCGCTCAGATAGAGAAAGAAAAAGGAAAGGAAGTGTTTAAGGATTAGCAAAAATGAACTTAGAAAAGTGGAATGAATATCACCAGAACCAAACCGAAAGGGACGTTTCTAAACTCCTTCATCTATTTGATGAGGTGCTAAAAATGGTAGTGATGTACTATGGGTTGCAGACTATCAAAGATGAGTTCTTTTCCTTTACCTTGTACCCTGTACTGAACAATAAAGTAAAATCACTCTTTGAAAAGTTTAACAACGTATTTTCTCAAAAGATGAATTACTGTATAGATAAGCACTACCAGCTATCTAAGGACAAGTTTAAAGACGTGTTTACTAACATTCATCATTCACAAAAAGGGGAAGATACTTTACAAAGCCTTGTGATGAAAGAAAAGAAGCGTATGCTTTCAGGTAGGGTGTGGAACTTAACACAACAGTATCGCACTGAAATAGAAATGGCATTAGATGTAGCCATACACGAGGGAACACCAGCTAATCAGCTCACATCTGTACTAAAGAAATACCTACAAAACCCTGATACCCTTTTCAGAAAGTACCGAAATAAAAACGGTGTTTTACAACTCTCGCAAAAAGCAAAGGAATATCGCTCAGGACAAGGAGTATATAGGAGTGCATACAAGAATGCCGAACGCTTGGCACGTACAGAGATAAACATAGCCTATCGTACCGCCGATATAGAACGCTGGCAAAGTATGGATATGATAGCGGGCTACGAAATCAAGCGAAGCAAGCACCCTCACGGTTGTGAAATATGTGATATGATGAAAGGTATATACCCTAAGAGCTTCGTATGGGTAGGTAATCACCCAAACTGCCGTTGCTATATGACTCCTGTATTCAAAAAAGATATAGCAGGGAAAGAAATTTATATCAACCCTAAATTAACGGAATGGATAGCCCAAAATGAGAATAAAATTGCAATGGCTAAGAGTATGCCAATGTTTTTGTGGGGTATAGACAGACAAAGCGAAGGAGTATCACAAAGAGTAATACAGGCAATACAACCTTTCAGTAGGAGTACTTATGTAGCCTTTGAACCTTTCTCACCTGTGATTATTGAGCGTTTGAAGAAGATAAAACACAACACCGATAAGCAAAAACTATTACAAGAAATCATAGACGATGAAAGGGCAAAACTTGTCTTTCAGCACAAGACAAACGGAGCAAAAACAGTCCTTTTTGACCTACACAGAGGTAAAGGAGAAAACCTGAAAAATACTTTAGTAATGGCTAAAGCTCTCAATGAGAAAGGAAAGTCTGTTGCTCTATTGCCTGAATATGATAAGATTAGAAGTGCCGATGCTATTGTGCAGTTTAAGGAAAAGTTAGTGATTGCTGATTTCAAGTATCTAAAATCAAAAAAGATAAACACCCTACAAAAAGAATTACATGAAGGGTTTGAGCAAGCGAGTACAATTGTCTTAAAATTAGAGAAAGGTAACGCTGATTTGTTTGTACAATCTATTGAGTATTTAAAGAGAAATGAAAGAAAAATTGGAGATTTGATACTAATAAACAAATATGATAATATATTAGAGTTATCATATAAAGACATTAATTTAGGTAAATACAGAAAATTAGTAAGAGGTTTTTTCTAAAATAAAAACCACCCTGAAAATATTGATAATTCAAGGTGGTTAGTGAGCTTCGGGATACTATACCGCCATTACGCTCTGGTGGGCGTTGCCCTTGTAAAAGTTCACAGTTGCGCTCTTTTACATTGCAAAGGTATAAAAATATTTTTAAATAGCAAATATCTAAAAAATATTTTCACCAAAAGCCCTTAATTAGAGCTTTCTTTATTGAATGATAGCACACTTTTTTCAGTCCAATCCACAGAAAAACTTGTAAAATTATCTATAACAAAAAAATACTAACTTTTTCACAACACACAAATATACAACCTAACACCTACCTCCTTATCTTTGCAACATAAAATAATAGTACTAAAAATCAATATTTTATGTTTAAAGAAAAAATTCTCCAATTGCTCAAAACTAAGTATGCAGCATTAGGGTTGAGCGCGCAAGTGCTTGAAGGAGTAGCTACTAATTTAAGTACTTTCGTAACCGAAGAAGCACAAGTAGAACCAGCTGTCGCTGGGGCTGAATCTATGCTAAAACATCTCCAATCGTTCGCCGATAGTCGAGTAAACACTTTCAAAAACGAAAGTGAAAAATATAAGAAAGAAGCTGAGGATTGGAAAGCTAAATTTGAAAAGGGTAAGGAGCCCGCTGACACGCAACCTACACAAGGGGGCAATCAGCAACAACCTAATTCCGAACTCGCCACCGTGCTCGAAAAACTCAACGCACTGCAAGACACATTTGCAGAGTTCCAAAAAGGTCGTACCTCCGAAACTCTCAAAGAACAATTCGTTAGGGCAATGAAAGAGAAAAACATACCCGAAAGCTACTACACCCCAGCACTCGCAGGGCGTGAATTTGCTGACAATACTGCCGTCGAAACTCTTACTATAGAAGTAAGCAACGGCTTTGAAAAGCAAAAACAAGAACTTGCTGACTTGGGTTTCTCTTACTCTAAAGCCCCTGACAACCCAGACACTCCTCTTAAAGAGGAAGAGGCTCTTGCTAAACAAATCGAGCAAGACACTCAAAAAATAGTGGAAGCTCAAAAAGCAACTGCTACAAATCACTAACATTAAATAATAAACAAAATGCCAGCAGGAATTAAGTATGACCTTAAAGGTCAAGAAGTAGAGAAAGAACTCTACAATGTAAAAACAGGCTACCGATTGGCAGGAGGTTTTAATCTTGAAGACAATGATATAGCAGAGGGTACTTATGTACCTGTATTAGCTCCTTTGTCTGTGGATTTTAAAACCCGCATTGCCAAAGTATCAAAGGCTGTAAAAGCTACTGAAAACATTGACAATACTACCCTAAAAATCCAAAAGGGAAGCCTTGTTAAAAAAGGTATGCACATTGGCAACGGCACGAAGGGCGCAACCATTTCAGCCATCGACACTACCAATGCCAATTATGACGCTCTTACCCTGTCAGCTACCATTGACGGGGTAAAAGCAGGAGATGTCCTCTTTGAAGCCAAAACCGTAGCAGGTAAAGAAGTCAAAAATCCCGCTAATTTCCTTAACTATGCAAGGGTAAAGAAAGAAGCAGGGGCGACTGTTACCGCTCTCGGTCAGGCGTATGAAATCCAAACAGAAAAGCTCTACACCCCCGTATCGGAACAAGATAAGGCAACACTTGGGGCAAGATTTATGTTCATTTAAAACTCAAACACTATGATTTTAACATTAGAAAAACTTTTTAACAGCCCACTCATCATTAAGGCGGTAATTGATAGGGTAATGCAAACTACCCTTGACACTATCGTGTGGAAACGATATTTAGATTTTGAAGAAACCAAATCACGTTTGTTCAAAACCTATCTTGGTACCGTTACGGGTGTGGTTATGGGTTCAGTGATTGACAAGAACTCTAACAAACCTATCCGTGAGCGCAAAACGCTTGGCAGTGGTACTGGTGAGGTTGCCGACTTAGGGAACTCTTTCCAAATGGACAATGAACGCCTTAGTATCGTGCAACAACTCATCGACAAGTACAACCAAGCAGGGGCAGGACAACCTGCTGTACTTACCGAAATCATCAACTACCTTGCAGATGATATTCGTCAATGTACCCTTGCGCCTCATAAGCGTATGGACTATGTTGTGGGACAACTCATATCTACAGGGGTAGGAGAGGTCAAATTGGACGACAACAAAGAGGGTATTACCCTTATGAAAATGGAACTCCCTATAATGAAGTTTGACCCTACAACAGCCGAAAAACCTAATTTCATCGCCTACTTGCAAAAGATAGTCGAAGAAACTCGTGCCAAAGTAGGTACTTTTGCTCTTATGGAAATGACACGTAGCACTTTCAATAAGCGCATTGTAGCTTCTAATGAGTTCAAAAACACCTACAAAATGGTATTAGGCAATGCACAAATAGGCGTTGCAGGGGGTATCATTACCGAAGCAATGGCGAACCAATTACTTACCGGTATAGGATTACCTCCTCTTCGTATTGTAGAAGACTACGTGGTGAAAGAAGATGGTACAAGTACTAACATCTTTGCCGATGAGCGTATTGCCTTGTTGCCTACTACAAAAATAGGTAAGATGATGTGGCATCAACCTTACGAGCTTGCTGACCGTGTTCCCGATAGAACCTACACTGTATTAGAGGGTGGTCATTTTATCACCACTAAACGTACAGAAGAAGGTCGTTTTGTGGAATATGGTTGTGAGTGGATACCAAACATCACCGCTCCTCAGCGTATGGCAATCATCAACACTTCTAAAATGGGATAATATGACAAAAAAGGATTATTTCCGTCAAAGGTTTGCCTCTTTGGGGCTTTCTCTCACTGAGGCTGACCTTTTAGATTTAAATGTCCCAAATTTAGAAGACGAAGCTAAAAGCGAAGAGCAGGAACAAATGTACATTGCTTTTATTAAGTTTATACCGCAAATGCTCTTGCACCCAACCTCAATATCTGAAGGAGGTACAAGTATATCACGAGCAAACAAAGATGATATTATAGCATTCTATGGTAACGAATGTAAGCGGTTAGGACTTAAAGACGAACTTTCTAAGAAACCAAGAGTGATATTTTTATGATATTAGATAATGGCACATTACAAGTACAAACCATAGTAGGAGGCGGACTTGTGGACGGCATACCTCAATCGGGGGTATCTGAATGGAGCGAGCCTATACCTTGTCATATTGTAGCAAACACTCTTAATCAGCGAGGAGTGTTTAAGGATAGTACTTTTACACAAAGCTCTTTTACTGTGTGGTTTGATTATGGTTTGTACGTATTCAGTGCCAAAAGGGTACGTCTCTTTAACAACAAAAATGAGGTATTAGGAGAGTTTGAAGTACAAAGCATTGAGCACGCCGATTTAGTGGGTAGAACAAAAATCACTGTATAATGATAGAAGGAAAGCTAAACATTACCTTTGATAAAATCAAAGAAAAGTATATCAATGAAGCTACAAATAAATTCATTGAGGTTGGCGAACGATGTATCATTGAAGCACGGGATAATGGGGCATATACCGATAGAACAGGCAACCTTCGCAATTCTGTAGGTTATGTAGTACTCCTTAATAGTGTAGAAAAATCTAAAAGCAACATTTCTGCACTCAACCAAAAACTTATTGAGGAGCTAAAAAGTAAATATCCTAAAGATTTGGTGCTTATAGTGGTTGCAGGAATGAATTACGCTGCTTACGTCGAAGCTAAAGGTTTTAATGTGCTTTCATCTGCCGAGCTAATAGCTAAAAACATCTTAACAAAACTCTATTCATAATGAAAAAAGGAGGTACACAAATTGAAAAAGACGTCTTTGACATATTCAAAGATGAAATAAAAAGATTCATTAAAGGCGATGTGTATCTGCAAGGTACACGCCCTCACAATTCTAACAAGGAAGATTGTGTAATAGGCTATCTTACGGGTATCAATAATGATGTACAACAAGGCAAAATTAACATCAACTTCTATGTACCTAAAATCAATATAGGAGCGCAAAAGAATGTGAAAAATATTGCACGTATCTTAGAGATTGAAGATTTTATGAGCCGTCTCGTACAGCGCGCCCCTGATGAATATCTTTTTGTACAAGAACAAACCATCAATAGCTTTGAGGAAGATAGCAATCAAAACCTTGTAAACGCTCAAATCCTCTATAAACGTTTTAGTATTAATAATTAAAAAAACAAAACATTATGGCAAATATTATAAGCTGGGGGAAACCCAAATTAGAATACGTCAAGTTGGAGAATGGCGAAATGCCACAAACACCCACTTGGAAAGCGTTTCCTACACCTGTTGAAAACTCGACAAAGTTAGAGACAGAAGAAGGAGATAGTAAAGAAGCTAAAGTAGAAGGTGGTGAAATTATTGCTACCCGTAAGAACGCCAGCAAGTATAAGTTGGAGTTTGAAATCTACGAAACAGACGACCTTGTTATACCTATTCCAGATGAAGATGGTATTATCCTTGACCAGTATGCTGTGAGACTTTCACCTGAAAACAGTAGCGCGAAAGGTTTTATAATGGATAAAACCAATGTTTCGTCTATAAAAACGTGGGACAGTGAGATTGGAGGTAAAATAAAATATACCTTTACAGCTCTCAAACCCAAAACAGGCAAAATGCTCAAAGAGTATAATGGATAATCAAACATTAGGTATAGGGGTTAGGAACAAACCTAACCCCCAAAACCTACTCTAACACACTTAAACAATGGACATACAGCAAAAAACTGCAGAAACCATACTACAGCAAACGCAACCTGTAACTATATTAGGAAGCACCTATCACGTACCACAACCTACCCTTGCAACCCTTATTCTTGTGTCTCAGGAAATCTCCCATATACCAATGGAAGAACTCAATAGAGAAAAGGCATTAGGGGAAGCTTTCCAAAAAGCACCATATGGGAAACACATCGCTCGTGCTCTTGCTATAATGATACTTGGAGCTCCCAACCCTAAAATCACCTTGTGGGGACGACTCAAAAAACTATTTAGCAACCACAAAAAAGAACTTCAAGTCCTCACTAATAAAATACTATATCAACTAAGCATACAAGAGACAGGCACACTTTTAATTCAGCAACTTGGCAAAATGCAGACTACCGATTTTTTTATGCTTATCACTTTCCTCAACGAAGCGAATCTGCTAAAACCGACAAGGAAAGTGAGCGAAACGACAGTGTCTGGGCAATAGTCGGTGGATTCCTAAAACAATATCCTAATATAACTTTTAATGAGGCTTTGTATGAAATATCCTTTGCTAATATAATGCTCTACAATAGTGTAATACCTGAATATTATTCTGTTGATGAAAAGGACAAAGGAAAGGTTGTTACAGATAAAAGCCCTGAATATAACAAAGAATTAGAAAAACTAATAAATCAATCTTAATAAATGAATAAACTACTAAAATGGCTACTCAAAGCCAAGATAAAGATAGCGATATGGGCAACGCCGTTGGTATTGCTTTTTTACTTTGATGATAAGATACATCTAAGAGATAGAGTGTATTACTTTTTTGTGGTATTCTTTAAAAGTGTACCGTTATTGCTATTGTATGCCTACTTCTCATCGGATAAGGAGCAGAACGCTATTTTTTACGCGGGTATAGCGGTGGTACTAATGCTTGATATGATAGCTGGTGCTTGGTATCACTTTAAGAAAGGCGATTTTGATTTTGTAGAATTACTTAAAGGTACGATTTTTAAAATGGCAATCATAGCAATAGCCTTTATTTCTCTATCAATATTAAACATACCACTAAGTAGGACGGATGTAGGTAGAGCGTTTGAGATTACAATACAAATGATTTCGTTATTATACCCAGTGAAAGATATAGCGAAAAATCTTTTTGTACTTTCAAACGGCAAATTTCCTCCTGAGTTCTTTATGAAAGCACTCTATAACTATGAAAAGAGTGGGAAACTAAGAGAGTTTTACGAAAAAGTAAATAATGGTATTACTCCTAACGAATTAGAAAACAATAAAACAGCCGAACAACAATGACACCGAAAGAATTTATAAATCAGTACAAACCTTTTGCACTCGAAACTGAGCGCAAAACGGGTATATCGCACCTCTTTATTTTGGCGCAAGCGGCGTTAGAGAGTGGTTGGGGAAAGAGTGTGCCTGGGAATATGTTTTTTGGCGTAAAAGCAGGCAAGGATACACCCGCTAACAAAAAGCAATTACTAACTACAACAGAGATATTAAGTAGTCCTAATTTAAAACACTTGTTTCCTTTGGTTATATCGGTGAAGATGTTGTCGAGTGGTAAATACAAGTATGAAGTGAAAGACTGGTTCAGAAAGTACGACACGCCTGAAGAATGTTTTACAGACCACGCACAATTCTTTTTCAAAAACAAAAGATATGCAAAGGCATTGTTAGTAAGAAGCGACCCATATAAGTTTGCTGAGGAGGTAGCAAAGGCAGGGTATGCAACTGCTATCAATTATGCTGATAGTTTAAAGAAAGTGATTAAAACGATTGAAGGTTATGAGAAAGCATAATTACATAAGAACACTAAGAGCTTTCGGAATTATCGGATTAGTGATACTGTTACTTGGTCTATTGGGGTGTAGGACTCGTAAGGTAGCCACTACCGAGCAAAAGCAGGTGCAAAAAGAGCGTATTATAAAGTACAAGGATAGTACGGCTCTTTTTCAACAAAACACTCAAACCTTGCAACTCGATACACACACCTCTCAAGAGTACGAGATAACAGTAGAGAGCGATAAGGATAGCGTGGGTAATAGCAAAGAGTTAGTGTATTATCGCATTAGCGACGGCGATAATGAAACTATAAGGGTAAGTGGTGGAAAGGTAAAGATTACGACTAAAAACAGCCTATCTAATAGCCAAATAGTGGCGAATACTACCCTTACAAGTACTATAAAAACAACTAATAATGGATTACGAAATACAGAAAGCACAACGGCTTTTTCTCATAAAACAAAAGATGTGAAAAGTTCCTATTTATACCTTATCGCTATTATCATAGTACTATTGGTAGTCTTTTACTTTATACGGGACAAACTAAAACGCTTTTTGAAGTGATTTTTTTCTTAATTGCACGAGAAACGCCTCTTTATAGGGGCGTTTTTACTACAACCTTAATACACTATAACAATGAACACCAGCAACGGAACTATGGATTTTGAGGCAAGTTTACGACTTGATAATTTAGAACGTGATTTAAATAAAATGCAACGACTTTTCAATGAGTCTATGCAAAGCTCACAGCGAGAAACCAATAAACTACAACAGTCTATTGATACCCTCGCTAAGGGAGCGTTAGCGTTTTTTACTTTTTCACAAGCAAAGGCTTTTGTCAATCAAGTAATCGAGGTTCGTTCCCAATTTCAGCAACTCGAAATATCTTTTGGCACTATGCTCAAAAGTAAGGAAAAGGCTAACGAATTAATGGCACAACTCACCGACCTTGCTGCAAAAACACCTTTCGGATTGGAAGAAGTATCTGAGGGAGCAAAAAAGCTATTAGCCTTTCAAATACCTGCACAAGAGGTAACCGAAACCCTCCGTCGTATGGGCGATGTAGCTTCAGGTTTAGGTGTACCTATGGGTCAACTCATTCACGTATATGGGCAAGTCAAAGCACAAGGCAAGTTAATGACCAATGACCTATACCAGTTTATGAATGCAGGTATTCCTATCATTGCCGAATTGAGTAAGGTTGTGGGTAAGAGCGAAACCGAAATCAAAGATATGGTTAGCGCGGGCAAAATAGGATTTACCGAAATACAAGCCGTTATCAAGAATATGACTAATGAGGGCGGTCTATTCTATAATCTAATGGCAGAGCAAAGTAAATCATTAGGCGGTCAAATATCCAATTTGCGTGATAATTTCGACCAAATGCTTAATGAGATAGGCAAAGCGAGTGAGGGAATTGTTTCGGGAGCAATAAAAGGGGTTTCTTTCTTGGTAGAAAACTATGAAACTATCGGCAAACTCATTGCGGGGCTTATCGTTTCTTACGGAACATATCGAGCAGCACTCATCGCTACAGCCGCTGTACAGCAAATTGTTGCCGCACGTACAGCAGGAATGACCGTTGCCGAAATGGCTCATTATACGTGGTTGGTACTTGTTGAAAAAGCCCAAAAACTTCTCAATCTTACAATGCTTGCTAACCCTTATGCTCTTGTTGCAGGTGCATTGGTAGGATTAGCTACCGCCTTATGGTCTCTTAAAGAAAGTACAGATGCTAATGCTGAAGCAACCGAAAGACACAATCAACTACGCAAGGAACAAGCCAACCTTATCGATGACGAAAAAAATAGAATTAGCAACCTAATATCTACTATTCAAGATGAGACTAAATCTTGGAATGAAAGAAATAAAGCTTTTTTAGCACTTAGAAATAGTACAGATGGAGTTCTGAACAAGTATAGCACGCTAAATCAGATGTTGCGTGAAATGTCTCAGGTTCTAAAAGATATTAATGGTCGTTATGAGACTATGAATGAAAAAATGTCTCGTGATGCCGTTAAGAAAACTAACGACTTGATTAAATCAAAAGAGGAACAAATTAAGAAGTTAGAAGAAGAGATAAAGCGAACTGCCAGCAGCGACCGCCGTACTGCTCTTAGAATGGATATAGCAAAAATTAGAAAGGGTATTGAACAAGACGAACTTCTAAAGCAAAAACAAAAAAGGGAAGTCGTTAAAAATGATGTTAGCAACTATGAAAGCGCACTTTCAGGCAAAAGCCTTGAACAAATACAAGCTGAAAAAAAATTAATCATAGAAGCCTATAATCTAAGGAAAAAACAAGCGAAAGACTCTATCGCTAATCACTCTATTACAAAAATAGACAGCAACAACCCTTATTTAAAATACGACTGGAATGAACTCGGAATGTTCAATGAAGCTACCGAACGACAAATCAAACTCAAACAGCAGGAGAATAAACAAATCTATGACAAAAACAAACTACTTGCCGATAGTGCTAAATACGAAAAAGAAATAAATGCACTTCAACGCAAAAACATTAAAGACGACAAAGATTTTGCCGATATAGAACAAAAAGTAAAAGCCAAAGAAGAGGTAGATAAAATCCTTGAGAGCAAATTCGGATATAAAAAATCAGGCGCAAAAACTGCTAAAACCATCAAAAACTCCCTCCCAGAGTTTGACACCGAAAAAGCCCAAAGAGACCACAACCGCCAAATCCAAGACGACCTTTTTGCTCGTGAAGAATCCCGCATTAAGATAATGCAAGATGGGGCGGACAAACGCTTTGCTATCATTCAATTGGAATACGACAAGCAAGAAGAGGAAATCAGAAGGCGTTCAGAAGACCAGTTAGCCGCATTCATCGAAACCGAAAAGCAAAAAGCTGAAGCTGCTGGTACGTGGAAAAAAGGAAAAGATTTTGATACCAATACCGAAGCTATCAATGCTGAAAAAGCCCGCCTTGCTGAAAATGAAAAAGTGCTTTTAGCTGATAATGCTGAGTACCAACGTATGCAGCAGGAACAAGTGTATAAGGACTTGTTAGAAAAGTATCAAACCTATACCGACCAACGCAAAGCAATTGAGGAGAAATACAATGCCGATATTACCGCTTTGCAAGCCAAATTAGGTGCAGATGCTCCACAAGTCAAAAAAGCACAAGATGAAAAAGCAAGAGAACTCAAAAAGTTGGATATACTCTACAAAAAAGAGGGAACAGCCATTGCTAAACTCTTTGAGAATATGCGCAAAAAGACCGTCAAGGAAATACGCCAAACCATTACAGACGCCGAAGCCGAGATTGACGAATTAGCAAGCAACCTTGATATGAGCGACAATGCTAATGTAGAGTTTATAACCAATCTCAAACAGCAACTCGAACAAGCAAGAGACACTGCCGATAAGAGTGATACCGTTTTTGGCAAACTTGGTACAAGTATCAAAAATCTATTCAAAACCAAACCCAACACCGCCGAATGGCAGGAGTCATTCAATGGTATGTTGTCGTCAGTGCAATCAATCACAGGACAATTCGGACAGTTAGGACAAGAGTTTGAACGATTGGGACAAAGTACAGGTAACTCATCATTAGAAAAATTAGGACGTACTTTGCAAAACACAGCAAATTTACTTAATAAAACTCTTTCTTTTGCACAAATGGGCGCAAGTGTAGGAGGGGGATGGGGGGCTCTTATTGGTGCTGTTGTAGGTTTAGGGGTTGGTGCTTTTGAGGGAGCTGCCAAACAACGGTTAGCACACGAAAAGAAACTTCAAGAAATTGCAGCATCCAAAATTGCACAACAGAATGAATACAACCGTTTACTTTGGGAAGAAGCGTTATTACATAAAGAAAATACATCTGTATTTGGAACAAAAGAAATTGCTAATTCATTATCTGATTTAAAATTATACTCTGAAAAATGGAATGATGTATATAGTAATATGTACAAAAAAATAGAAAGTATAACAATAGCAGTAGGTAGTTATACTACGGGAACTTGGTTTTGGGAAAAAGCAGGTACTAAATATAACACATTAATAAATGAGTTTCCAGAACTTACCGATGGAGCGGGTAATTTTAATGTTGCTCTTGCTGAAAGTATTGTTAAAAGTAAGGAGTTTTACGGAACAGGTAAGGAAGAATTACAAGAGTTGATAGATAAATACAAACAGATGCAGGAGGCTCAAAAGAAATTCGATGAATATGTTAAAAATACTTTTGGAGAATTAGGGACATCTATTATTGATAGTGTTTATAATTCCTTACAAAAAGGAGAGGACGCTTTTGAAAGTTTTGCAAAATCTGTGGGTAATGTGATTGGCAAATTAGGAAAACAATTAGCTTACGAGTTGTATGTTGCAGATTATTTTAAAGATTTACAGAATAAAATAAAGAAGGCAGCAGAGAACAACAAAGACAATAGTCGAGGTTTTGCAGAACAATCTTCTCAAATTGTAGGTGAGTTTGGAAATGCAATGAAAGGAAAGATGGGAGAAATGCAACAATTTTTAAAAGATTGGAACAATATGAGTAGCGGTTTAGGTTTTGATTTTCTTAATGAACAACGCCAAGCAGTAGAAAAAGGTTTTGCACGAATGAGCCAAGATAGTGCCGAAGAATTGAATGGACAATTTAGGTTACAAACACAGTTAAGTGCTGAGATAAAGAATGCTGTTTTACAAACCGCTAACTTCATTAGAGAAATGCACGAATCTATGCAAAGCAATGCCGCTCAACAGCTAAGACACCTTGCAGGAATAGAGGCTAATACTTACAAGTTAAACAAAATGGAAACAGACCTTGCAGGGGTTAAAAGAGGTATAGATGAACTCACCACCAAAGGAATAAAAATGCGTACATAAAAAAAGCCCTCATAACGAGGGCTTTTATCATTTTCACCAATCATCTTTATCTTGTTTTTTTACACTATTTACTACATTTTGTACTAGTGTGTTAAAAAACATTTCAATACTTTTCTTTGAACTTTCATCTTTTAATTTACCTTCTTTATTAAAAGTGCTATAAGTTCCAAACATTCCTCCACCACCAACTAATGAATAGGTATTGTTATTATTAAAACTATCTCCTTTTGTTTTTCCTATAATAGGGGTATTTATTCTAATTTTATTATCTTTAAAATCTATGGTCATAGTGTACTCTAAATCAAATTTACGATTACAACCTCCCATAAAATTACCATAGCAAATGCCATTTTGTTCAATTCCATTAATAGAAATTATCTTCCCCTCAACCTTACTTAATGCATCTTTGGCAGACACATAATGACTCGTAAGAGCAGTAAGAACACTAACATATAATTCACTAGCTGTTTTTCCTTCAAAATTATAAACAAGGTAATTTTTGCTTTGGTCTTTTTCATCGACCATTCCGTCCTTTGTTAAAATAAATTGGCTAAATCCTATATAAGGAATTAAAGTCATTAGTAATAATACAATTCTTTTCATTGGTTTTATTGTTTTTGTTTATTATCCTTTTTAAAGTAAAATCTAATACAAGGGGTTTTATCAGTATCTTTTATTTTTACAGCACTAACTAATTCCCATCCTTCTTGTGCTCTTTGGTTAATATACATTTCTTGTATATCAGCCTCCATAACATCATAATTAACCACCTCGTAAATGGTTTTGAGAGGAATTGGTTTAAAATATATTGCTTTTTGTTCTTCTTCGGATAAAAGCATATTTCCTTTGCCTGATAATAACCAATCGTAATTAATAAAAGGGAATGATGATATAAATCTACTTAACATTCCTTGTGTTAAATATTTTTCATCTCCATTCAATGCAGCAGAAAAGTTTGTCCGAGACACCTCCATTTTTTCTGCTATTAGTGTCTGAGTGATGTATTCTGTATTTTGTTTTACATATATAGTGGCTTTTTTTAGCCTATGTGATAGTTCTTTTACACTCATTATGACTAATTTTTTTTATCAATACCATTTTTCTTGTGTTTTCACAAGTATTGATTTTCAATTAAATAAAAAAAATATTGAATATTTTTGTATTAAAAGTTTGTAATAATACAAAATGTTTGTATATTTGCACCGCAAAATCATCATAAAAACAACATTAGAAAAATATCAATCAAGCTGATTGAGGGGCATCACTTTACCTATATTATGATGATTTTGCACTCCCCCTCTTTCAGCTTTTTTATGTTTTTATAAATATGAGTGCAAAAGTAAACAAAAAATTTGCAACACACAACATTAGTGGTAAAAAAGCGCAAAGCGTGAATAACAGTAGCGCGGTGCAAAATCAAAATTTTGCGACCTTATTAAGGTCAATTAAACCAGCTGACAACTTGTTAGACTACAAGTTAAAGCACCTAATAGAGGTATTAAGAGACAGCCTCGAAACGCTTCACGATGGTATTAATGAAGATGAACCTCGCGACTATTTGCTAAACCAAAGCAACAAATCAATAGCTATATTTGAAATGCTAATAGGTTTGTTACCAGAAGAAAGCGACTATTTTCAAAGCGTTACCTTAGTTTGTAATGAATTATTAACTCAAAAAAGTGCATAAGTTATGAAAGAGTTAATAAAAATCACTGAACAAAATGGCAATCAAGTAGTGTCTATGAAAGACCTCTATACATTTTTAGAAGTTAGAGAAAATTGGACAGACTGGACTAAAAGAATGTTAGGGTATGGTTTTGACGAAAATATTGATTATGAGGCGGTTTCGGTTTTCAGACATCACCCTAACGGCATAGGTGGTACAACTGTAAAAGACTACGCCCTTACATTGGATTGCGCCAAAGAAATTGCAATGTTACAACGTTCTGAAAGGGGTAAAATGGCACGACAATATTTTATTGAGTGCGAAAAACAATTAAGAAGCGGTAAGTTTGCGTTACCTACTACCTATAAAGAGGCTTTACAGTCTCTTTTAGAAGAAGTAGAAGCTAAAGAGCGACTACAAGCGCAAAACGACTTACAGCGTATCGAGTTGCAAAAGCAAGCCCCAAAGGTAGCGTATTATGAAGATGTTTTAACATCTAAAAGCACCTACAACGCTAACCAAATAGCAAAAGAACTTGGTATGAGTGCTGTAACGCTCAACAAAAAGCTACACGAATTAAAAGTGCAGTACAAGCAAGGCGGTCAATGGTTGTTGTATCATCATCACCAAGATAAAGGCTACACAAAAACAGTTACACATACTTATACAGATAGTCAAGGTGAGACCCGTACAAGTTCCTCCACCGTTTGGACTGAAAAAGGTCGCGAGTTTATACACTCTATAATTCAATAATAAAAGCCCCAATTAAGGGGCTTTTTCTATATCTGTATTTCTAATTGTTTCAATCTCTCACGCTCCTTTTTAGCTTTATTCACTTGGTAGATAGCCGTTGTATTTTGGTTAGTGTGCGAAGCTAAAAGCATAGCCGTATCGCTATCCAAGTTATCAAGCATATAGTGTTTGAGGGCGTAAAAATCAGCTTCAATACCTAATTTATCTTTTACGTGTCGTTTCCAAAAGCGTGTTACAATCTCGGTATGCCCCATTTTCTTATTAGGAACAAAATCAAGTGCAAAAAGGTAGTCGTTATCACTTTTACACTTGCTGCATATCTCTTTCCAAAATTCTAATGCGGGGGATAGTATCACCTTTGTACAGCGTTTGTATTGTCCACCTTTCTCAAGTAGTATTACAAACTCCTGCTTTTCTAAATCTACATCTTTGCGTTGTAATCTGAAAAGTTCGGTATTACGCGCCCCTGAATATAGGAATATCATCATATACCTATAAAAATCAGGATTGATAAATCGCACGTGGTTTTTTACTTTTATGAGTTCGTCAGCGGTAAGTATAGTGCGGACTTCTTTAATCACCTTTTTAGGATATATATCCCTGGTAATATTAGCCTCACAACATTCATATTCTATCAACTCACGGTATAAGCTGGAAAAGTATATCACGAACCTATTATAATATTTGTCGGATAATCGCAACCAGTCCAACATTCGCTTCAAATCTACCCTACGCAAGTCCTTTATTTTAACTGTCTGCAAATCGAGGGCTTCGCACGCCTTTTCAAGCCTATTAATAGCGCATTGTATTTCGTATAGGTGCTTTTTAGTACCTACTTTTATTTCCAATGCACGCCTAAAAGCCTCAATAAAGTGCAATTCGGGGTAAAGTCCCTCCTTGTGAACCTGTATGTACTTTTTTAATATAGGGTTAAAACCATTATTAAGTTGATGAGGAATGTTTTTAAGAAGAAAAGAAATCATCGCCTTTCGTTCCTCTATAGTATTAGGTCTGTTAGCCTTTTTTCTATAAGGGAAGCCTTTGGGATATTTTTTTTCAAAACGAGGGTCAAAGAAAACGCATTGCACGTACCAATCTTTATCCAAGTCTTTTTTAGTAGCTTTTTGCCAGTTAGCAGGGGATACCCATAGTTCGGAGTAGCTACACCCATCGAGTGTTTTTGTAACCATAATGTAATTATTTTAGATTGACGTTTACCTTGTCGATTTTGAATAATTACAAATGGGATTATCGTACTAAAAATAAAAGGTAACGCTTTGGGTGGAAGTGCGTTACCTTTTAGTGACCTCGACAGGATTCAAACCTGTAACCTTCTGAGCCGTAATCGGTAACGGCAATATTTTTATTATTGTATTTTATTCATTATCAACAATGTATAAAAGTTCAAAATTGCAATTTTGGCTATTTTGTCAATTTTCTACCTTGTCGGAAGATTTGCGTGTAAATATTTATGTATCAGATAAATATAAGTATTTAGATTGTCGTTTTAATAGCCTATATTGCCGTTTTTAGGCGTGTGCTTCTGATTGGTTTTAATATTTTTTTGTTAAAATATATCTAAAACGACATTCGCTCAAAAAACGCGTGTGCTATTACCTTATAAAATCCTACTACATAATCCATTCGTATAGTTTCTGTTTCATACTCTGGATTGTTATATTCAGGTAAAGGGTCAGGAATAAGGTCTATATAACCTTCTTTTTTACTTCTCTTTACTATTTTAACAGTACGTAACCAGTTTTTAGTAACGACAGCGTATATTTCGTTAGTTGGAAAATATTCCCACCACTCTTCTATTTTTTTTAACCCAATAACAGACCCATTTTTTATACGCCTTGACATTGAATTTCCTATGAGTACACAAGCAAAATCTGCCCCTGCAAAGCTGGGGGAGCTTATAACGAATGAGGGTTTTACTTCATAGAACATTTCGGGGGATGTAAATCCTCCCGTAAAATCTACCTCATAGAATGGTACTTTTACATTGGAAACCATTTCATCAGTTATAAGTACTGGCAAAGTATCGTCTTGTTCATCACTCTCGTTATATTCGTTTTCTATTCTCTGAAAAAGGTTCTCAAAGGCTTCTAATATATCATCAGGCACATCCTCATCACCATTATCGTATGCTTTGAGTTTTTTCATAGGTAAGTTGGTGAGTTCTTGAATGCGCTGCAAGGATAAGCCGTATCTGTTACGCTCGGCTCTCAAATATGTTTCTTCTTCAGGTTCTTCTTCAGGAGTATTTTGTACAAGCATTTCACCATCCCCTAATAAAAGCCAATTTCTATTGAGTTCGGGAAAATTAGGCTCTATTTTTCCATTAAAGGTATCTAATTTTATAGATTTTCTTATATTATTAACATACCCAT